CCAGAAGTTTTAAAATCAGCAGGGGTTTCAATAGCAGCATTAGGACCTTCAAAGGACATTGGGTTTCCTGTTTTTTGTGCCATACGGGCACGCAAATCATCTCGTCCCATTGCTGATCTTTCGGCAACAGAAGGTGCACCTTTCTTAGGTGTAACAATTTTACCTTCACGAGTGCTGTATGATCCGGGTTCAATAACAGGTTCACTCACTTTTGGTGCTGGCTTTGGTGCTTCTCCAGTTTTTGGTGCTGGTTTTGGTGCTTCTCCAGCCTTGGGAGCTTCTGCAGCTTTTGGGGCTTCAGCTGGTTTGGATGAAGTTCCTCTTTGACGGTTTGCCCATTCAATGGCTTTATTTCCAGCATATAAACCACCACCGATACCTAAAGCAAGAAGTTTGGGATCCATACTAAACTGATTTTCTTTTCCTCCAGCTGGTTTAGCTGGAGCAGCTGCTGTTGGCTTTGGAGATACAGAAATTGGACGACCATCTTCATCTGTTAATCCCATTCCAGATTTTGTAACATTTGTTGGAAGTGCGGTTGCTTTTCCTGTATTGTCTGCGGTTTGTTGTGTTTGTTTAACTTCTTGTGCTGTTGGAACTGCACTGGCTGTCCCAGAACCGTCTGATGTTTGTTTTACTGGTGCTTTAGCTGGTGCTTTTGCAGGTTGGGATGCTGCAGTTCTTGCAGCTCTTCTTCTTTCTTGTTCACCTTTTAATTCTCTATATTCAGCAGATTGTTTTTCATCAGAAATCTCTGCACCAAAAAGGCCAGTCTTTTTAAGATTTCTCATTCGGCTTTCAATTTCTCTATCGCCGGCTTCGCTATCTGCAATAGCTGGTCCACCCGAGCTTTGAGACCAAGATTTATTAGCATTTACGGTACCACCAGTCCAATCGACCATTTTATCAGAATCACCCATACCAGATCCGCTTTGACGCTTTTCGGTGCCATATTTTGGTGCGGTAGGAGTAGCTTCATGTAAATCTTTCAACATGGCTTCAAGCATGTTAACTTGTTCTTGAAGTTGTTCTGCGCGGTGTCTGTATAGATTTGTTAAGTGGTTCATGATTTATCCTGTTTATTTAGGCCATGCTTTCATTGCTGCCAGTTAATGAATTCTTTTGTTTTTGTTTTTCTGCACGTAATGCGAGATTGGCATCTTTAATCTTTTCTCCTCTAGCTTTCAAAGCCAAAGTACGTTCTCTAGTACCTTCTGCGCCAATGCCGCTTGTAGATATTCCTCTTGCCTTGGCCACATCGGTTTCAAGATCTGTTATTTTATTTTTATCTTCTAAAGAAGAAACTCTTTTGGTGACATCTTTGCCAGTCATTGTGGGCTCTGATGTAGGAGTTTCTGTGGGAGTCTTTGTTGCTGGTTTAATCTGACCAGAATCACTTACAAGTTTATTTGATTCTGCAGTTTTGTCTGAAAAACTTTCTGGGGGAGTAGAAAGAGGAGCAACATTTAATTCTTTACCATTTACCAAACCACTTGTTCCGGGTTCAACGGTTGGGTTGGCAATCAATGGTGAAATTTCATTTGCTTTTGGCTTTGAAACCAAATCCATTCTTGGTTGAGTTGTTGGTTCATTAGTATTTGCCAACATATCAAAAATACCTTCTTTAACAAAACTTAAACTTGTTGTATCTTTGGGAATTAAACCGTACAAAGTTTTATTCTTTGGTTTGTTCGAATACAAATTCAATATGTTTGACATTTGCATTGATTTTGGTAAATCAATATTTAAATTTGTATAATCTGCTGGCGTTTCTGGATCCAATTTGTGGAAAGTCCTAACATCATCTCTAGAAAGAGCATCGTATTCTCTACCAGTTGCAGTATAAAAATCACCTCTGGTTGTTTTGTAGAATGGAGAAATTTTTATTGGATTTGCTTTAGCCCATGCTTTTCTTGAAATGTCTGCTACTTTTTCTACAGGCATTTCTTCATATGAAGTCAATCTAGCTTCTTTTTGACTTACATCAGCTCCAGTTTCTTTTTCTGCGTCAAATCTTTGTCTGGCTTCAATTCCTGAACGGGTTTGGATTGCAGCCGCTTTATCTTTAGATTCTTGACTTTGTTGTCCATAGCCATAAATTTTTGGATCACGTTCAGTCTTTCCGGACATGATTTTATACATTAGCAATTCAGCACTATCTTTAGCCGAAAGATCTTTTGGATTTTTTCCAGCAATATCAGATAAAACTTTACCATAATGTTTTTGTGCGTTGGAAGTTCTTTCTTCTTCTCTTTCCTGGTCATAAGATTTACCAGAATTAGGATTTATTTCTCGACCTCTAGCCATCATTTCTTTGCGTTTGGCTCTAGCCATCATTTCCATTGCTTCAGTTTTGGTGAAATCCGCTTTTCTATTTGCTTCAGCTTTGGTTATATCCGCTTCTTTATCAGATTCATCAGATTCCGTAGTTTCTTCAAATTTCTTAGTTTCTTGCAAAGATCTAAAAGCATTGCCGTCAATATTTTTACTATGGGCAGGACTATTAGGTGTACCCTTTGAATTGGCATTCTGTCCAGAAACAATTGCTTGACTGATATTGTTTAATGATGTAATATTGGGATTGTAATTCGACTGCCTATAAATCTTTTTCTGTTCCAAAATGTTTTTGGCACTGGAAAGAATGTCTGAAGGCTTAGAAGCTGGGGCAGTGGGAGAATGAGGTTTTCCCATAAAATCCTTGACTTCCCAATAAAATTGTCGATTTTGCTTATTATCCATGATATGAAATATTTAGATTTACATAAATACTTAAAAGGTATGAAGAAACAGGTACTCTTGTTAAACCAAGATAATACGCCCCTGAATATCATTACCGTTAGTAAAGCCTATAAACTTATGACCAGAGACAAAGTTTGGGTCGATGACTCAAACGATTGTTATGAACTTTTATCAATTTCTAAAATTGTTAAAATTCCAAAAATATTGATTTTAAAATATTATGTGAAATTGCCTTACAAAAAGGCTGCTCCATCAAGACAAAATATTCTTCGAAGAGATCAATATTGCTGCCAATATTGTGGTACGGATTTAACCAATAAAGATGCTACTGTGGATCACGTAACACCAAGATCTAAAGGTGGGGCTTCTTCTTGGGTTAATATGGTGGCAGCATGTAGAAAATGCAATCTTGATAAGGGCAATAGAACTCCAAAAGAAGCAAAAATGGAACTCAAAACAAAACCTAAAGAGCCATCTTATGGTTTTCTATTTGAAAACATGCTAATTACTTTTAGAAAGAAAAAAGATGCCTAATTATTCATTTGTCTGTGAATCGTGTGACCATAAATTTGAAGTTTTTTTAAAAATGAGCGAATGCGACAATCCGTTAAAGGAAAAGTGCCCAAGCTGCAAGAAAAAGAAAATTGTCAAAGACTGGACCGAACAAAAAAATTCTATTGCCATGGACACCACTTTGACACCCAGCAAAGTTAACGGCAGTGCATGGAAAGAAGTAATTGATAAAATTAAAGGTAGTGGTCAAGTTCCAAAGAGATTCCACGAAAGACTGGACAATTCTGGAAGAAATGCTGGCCGTTACGTTCGTTAATTTTTGGTCTGAATCATTGCCTTCAGAATATAATAACTGTCGATAACGTCCGTAACAGGATTACTCAAAGTTTTCTGATCAAAGACCGACAAAAGATCGGTCTTTGTTTCTTTGGTAAAGGCTTCGTACATTGCCTGTTTATCAGCGTTACCTTTACCCGTGGCGCATTTCTTGACTCTAGATGGCTCAATGATGGTCACAGGAATGGCGAGCTTATAAAGCTTGTGCTTAAGGATTCCCATATTCTCAGCTAGATTAAAAACTCGGCCCTTGGAACCAAATGAATATCCTTCTACGGCTATATCTGCAGCCCCAATGCAAAGATTAGCAGCCCATTGGGATATAGTATCAAATCTATCGACATCTAGAACATATTCCTGAAAAGATTCCCCAGTAATATTTGGGGCAATTTTATCAGCATATTTCTTTGTATTGGTCAAATAATAGAAAAAACAATTATTAAATTTAAATTCTTTGCGCTCATCATAAAGACAGAGGCAGGGGCAGGTTATAGAGTAATCGATCCCTATTAGCATATGAAACATGGCTTTCTATTATATTTATTCAGAAAACCAGGGCCAGTCGCAGACTTCTTCTTTCATTGAAGAATCTATCCAGTCGTAGAAATAATCAATTCTTGCAGCACCATTGTCTATAATTTGGTTTGTTTCGTGGTCCATGCTCATGAAATCAATAATGCCTGCCAACTTTCCCCCATCTTCAAATACTGCACCGCCAGAATCCCCAAAATAAATTGACCCTTTAGTTGCAAGCATTCTCATTACTTGCCCACCGTCTTCGACAAGACTTCCATAGTAATGCATTACACCGGGTCTGCTTATTTTTTTATATCCCAGACTCCAGCCAACAGTAATTAAAGGTTCACCCCTTGCAAGTTCAAATGGATATCTTATTAGATTAGTTGGGGGCTCAAAGCAATCTTCTTCCAAAATGCACAAAGCAATATCATTGACTGGAGCAATTATAGAATATGGTTCTGCTAGAATTACTTTTTTAATTTTTATCAGTTGACCATTCTTTGTCCAAAAATAATTTGGATAATAAGTTGGATCATCAAAGCAATGGTGTGCAGTCAATATTGCTCTTGGGTGGATCAATACAGCAGAGCCTATTACATTTGCTCCCGGACCTATTAGAGCCCCTACACAGGAGTAGCGGTCATCCTCGTCAGCTTCGATGGACTCGTACTTCGATGAATCCAAAAGGAATGAGGGGACTCCCGCTACTTCCTGTGTTTTGTTCTGTTCAGGTTCTTCGGATTTTGGGGGGCAGGATATGCTATTGCATGCACTGCATGTCGCCAGTATCAGAACGAGGATTGAAGCCCTCATACTCATGGCATTAATATTTATAATAAAAAACCCCCTTGCGGGGGTAAAAACTTTTGATTTTATTTTATGCTCCTCGGGCTGGGATCGAACCAGCGACATTTCGCTTAACAGGCGAATGCTTCTACCACTGAGCTACCGAGGAAAGTGAATCAGACTATCTGACATCCACCTGCACTACAAGCATATTCCTTTGCGGATTCAGTATTGTCTTCTGCCTCGTATTTAGACAGATCCTTAAAGTTAACTTTAACCTTAGGATGTGCTGAATAGGTTGCAGAATCAATCTGCTCAAAGGGTGCCTGAGCGTAGGTGTGACTGTCACCGCCGGGAAGGAACGAGATGCCTGTTGCGACATCAAAGTTTTCCCAGAGCCAGTTACCGACTTCAAGGAATTCAGAGTCCTTGTAGTTGACGGTGATTGATGGCTTGTGGTGGCAATAATGCTCTTGATAAGTTTTCCACAGATCAAGATGATCCAGTGCGCGAAGTTCCTCAGTGGTCATGGTTCCCTTTGGAGCCTTCATCGCAAACGTAAAGACGGCAGTAGAAGTTGGGTTGATCACATCATCTTCACACGGGACGCCTTGATCCTTCATCAAATTGTACAAAGGATCTTTCTTGTCCAGACGAATTCTGCGGTAATAATAATCCGCATAGCGAGGATGCAGACCCGAGGCAGAGTCCACCAAACACGATGTAGTGCCTTCAGGCTTCACGCAAGTGATTGACTTGCTAGGCTGGATGCCCAACTTCTCTGCCCACTTGAGATTCGTCGCAGTCGCATGATCACGAAGAGTCTCAAGAAGACGAACAAGCTTTGGCTTGCCTTCCAAGCCACTGGTAAGCTTATTGTCAAAGATACCTGTCATGGATACGCCAAGCAGTCTTTCCTCTTCACAGTTCTTCTTCCACTCTGGACGAAGATATGGAAAGTTGGTGAAGGTAGATTGAACCGTACCAATGATTGTAGCAATCTCAATCTTCTTCTTCAGTGTTGTAGCAGTATCGTCTTGACGAACTACGACTGTAGAAAGATTGCAGAATTCAAATGGCTTGAGAATAATCTCTGAGCATGGGTTGGTGCCATACTCGCAGTCTGGATCACGGCCAGACTTTGCAGCCTGTTCCTGTAATGCCTTACGATTGATCATTCCACGCTCACCACTGTGACTGTTGTAGAGTGAGGTCCATTCTTCAAGGAATTGACCCATTGGAGGACGACCACGATATACAGCAGAGTTGTTAGCGTATGAACGGAAGCCAGCCTGTTCCCACCATGCACCACTCTTGCATAGTGCCATCTCACGATCAGCAAGATCGCTCAACGAGATCATGGCAGAACGACGAACGCCACCAACGATAACTGCATTTGCAATAGCACAGCAAACATCGTGACATTCAAGAGCAGTTAGTCTGCGTCCTTGTGCATTGTAGAAAATCTTTACGACAAACTTGAATAGATTGTCTAAAGGAGCAGGCCCACTGGCACGACCACCAAAAGTCTTGAGTCGTGCACCAGATGGTCTAATCTTTGAAAGATCCCATTTAGGATGCTTGCCAGCATAAAGGTTTGCAAAAATTGTCTTAATTGCATCTCCCCAACCTTCCTTTGAGTCTTCGACTACAATTACATTATCAAAATCTTTTACAATCTTGTTTGCTACGGTTGGAAGCTTATCTGTGTATTGTCGTTCAACAGAATAACCAACTCCAGTTCCGTTCATCAGAACTACAAACAGTTCTGCAAATGATTCAAGAGAATCAATTGGTAGATAAGAACAATTGTACAAGCAAGTATTGTCATGGTCCAATGCAGGGCCAGCAGTCATTAGGCTGCGCATGGAAGGAAGAACTTCTAGATTGAGAATTGCTTCCTTGACATCGGGGCGTTCTGCGAGTTGCGGAACCTTACCCGTAAAGTATTTCCACCAACGGTCTACACATTCATCCCAAGTCTCACGACGATTTTGGTCGTTGAGCCAGCGAGAGTAGCGAGAGATGAAAATAAACGATTGAAATGGTGATAAAATTTCGGCCATAATTAAATTCCTAAGTGGGTTTCTTATTTAGTTGTTAGAGTTTGCCACGAAACCGGGAAAAGGGGAGCAATTAATTTATCAATTGCTTTTGCGTATTCCTGAATTTCCCATTGGGCGTGTGCATCGATTCTCAGGTTATAAACGCGGGCAAATGCATAGAGAGAACCAGTCCACACAAATTCCGTATAAGTTCCTTGTGGCAATATTGAACGCGCCTGTTCAGGTGCAACACCATCAGCCAAAAGTTTATTGTAAAGATCCAAACATTCCTTTGCAACGCCATCATACTCCTGACGAAGTTTAATGCACGTATCCATATCTTCGATTGGACCGCTGCTACCTTGCTTTGCTCCATCAGTAGGAGAACTTCTCCACAGTGGAGTATAGATCTCAGGCTCATAGGTAACATACCTACGACTAACCTCGTTCATCACAAGACCAATCTGATGTTTGCCAAGTTGTGCACGAACAAAGATTGGGCACTTGATGCGCAAACTAATCTGTGCATGGCAGAATGGAGTGAAGTGATTGTGCTTTGCAAGATAGCGAATAAGCTTTGCGTCTCTCTCAGACAATTCTTTTTTATTAAAGCCTGTCCAATTAGGATCGCTCTCCCAATAACTTTCTTTATTGAAAGAAACTCTTGCTGCATTAACAACACTAAGATCGGAGCCCATATAGTCCACTAGATCAACGTGTCCGTGATCTAGGACAAAGTACTTAGTCTGCTCCATTTTTATGTTCTGAATCTCGGTCATCTTCATCCTCATCTACAAGTTCAACTCTAACACCATCAATCTTTGTAAAGTCCGCAGCGTATTCTCGTGCTCGGGACCACAAACCTGGGTCCATCTCTTTTACGTATTCACCAAATCGCTGCACAAAAGTAAGATAGGCTTCACTAGCCTTTAAGATATCTTCTTCTGACATGTCTTCATTATTATCCATATTAAACTTTCTTCCAGTAAGTATACTTCATTTTGGCTTTAAGTCCAGAATAAACATTATTGATAATCAGCTTCATGGTAAGATTCGTTCCATATACCTTTACCATGTCATTGATATCTTTCTTTTCTATTTCATCAGGCCAGATTACTACATTTCGTCCGGCGTCAATATATCTACCAATCAGGTTGACAATTTCTAGATTTCTAGGTTCATTGTCAAACACAAACACAATCTTTGACTTTGCAATCTTTGCAGGCATTGTATCAAGCCAGCCAGCACCTTGCATTGCCACTCCATTTGGAATGAACATGGAGTCAATCGGACCCTCAGTAACATATACAGTTTCCCGAGGGTCTACTTTATCTAGATTGTACCAAAGCCGTTCTTCGCCGTCTTTCTTGAGCGTGATGTATCGAATGGAGTCTTTCTTTTCTTCAAAGGATCTCCCCTGTACGCCAAGTAGTGACCCATCCTCGTCATAGAACGGTATGACGAGTCTGTCTTCCTTGGTCCCTTCACGGTCAAAATCCGCCATGATCCGACTGAAATCAGAGCAGTAATAAAAATTGCAATACTTTTCTTCAGGAATTTCTCTAGATTTAACATACTTTACTGCCTTATGAGTTGGGTTGAGCAAGTCAAGCCGGGTTCCGAGATTCGTGAACATAGGTTGACGCACAACTGTTTCCTCTCGTTCAATCGGCTCTGGATTTTTGTCCTTGAAGTTTTCAAACGCATACTCCTTGCAGAGAGATGGGCTGACACTTTCAAGAACAGAATATAGATTACAAGCAATACCGCAATTGTGACATTTGTAAACATATTTTCCCTTGTTCTCAAAGAAATATCCCCTTGTCTTGGATCTATTTTTCTTTGAGTCGCCACATGCGAAACATCTGCATGTGGCTAGGTTATCTTTCTTCCACTTAAACTTCTGAAGGGCTCCAGAAACCATGTTCACATATTTCTTATCAATATATATGCTCATTTTGCTGCGTCTTCAAACGTCCAGTTGACTGCCTTGTTCTTCTTCTTACCAAATTTTGGATCAAACGCAATTGGGTCTGAACCTGAACCAAATCCTTCTTCACCAGTGTTGTTGGCTTCAACAAGATTATTGCTGGAGTTGTCAACATCGTAGAATTTCATCTTGGACTTGTTTACGCCAATAAGGAACTTACGATTCTTTGTGGTATCATTACCACGATTCTTTAGTTGCTTGACAACCAGTTGGCCGGCTTCAGCAAGTTCTTCATTTTCAATTAGAGCAAAGAAGAAGTCTGCAGTCTGAGGTAGACCAAAGCTTTCAGAGGTATCGGTCATCTCCATGTCGCTGCTTTTCGCACCTTCACGGTTGACCTGAGTAGCCGTCCAGAGAGGAACATTGAACTGCTTGGCAATACCACGAAGTTCTTCTGCAATGCCCTTGACGTAGGTGTAACTATTCATGCCGTTGCCCATCTTGAAACGAGCACATGAGCAGATGTTCAGATAATCTACAAAGATCACATCGGGCACAAACTTCTTCTTGATCTTCAGTTCTTCCATGAGAACTCTGAAGTGAGTCACATTTGCAGCAGCAGTGGGATATTCCTTGATGATCAGTTTACCACGACATGTGCGCTTAAGATTATCAACCTTGCTCTCGTACTGCTTGAGAGGCATCTGTTCAAGAACGTGCATGTCTGTATCAAGAAGATTGGCGTCAATGCGCTTGGCGATTTCCTCTTCGGCCATCTCAAGCGTGATGTACAGAACATTCATGTTTTGAGATAAGCAGGCTGCTGCGTGATGGCAGAGGAATGCACTCTTACCAACACCAGATGCTGCCATGACAACGTTCAGAGTCTTCTTACGTACACCACCTCTGGTAATTACGTTAAACATTTCCAGATCGAACGGAGTCCTCTCTTCGACACGGTGATAATATTCATAACGCTCATCCACATCTTCAAGAAAATCATGCCCAACTCTTGTATCAAAGGATACTGAAAGGGCTTTAGACATAATCTCAGGAATTGCATTTTGGGTTTGCTCCTTATCTTTACCTTCAATGATACCGATGGAGGCCATGATACCATTGTAGATGGCCTTTTCTTTGCAGAACTTTTCTGTGTTCTCCACAAGCCAGTTAGTGTCTGACTTCTCACCTTCCTTGTACATTTCATCTGCAATAGACGAGCACTTCTTGAATTCCATTTCTCCAAGACCCTTCTCATCTCCTAGAGAGATAAGAATAGCATCTTTGGTTGGAATGTTGTTGTACTTGAGAATGAACTTACTTACAATATTGAAGACCGTCTTCTCGGCCTTATCGTGAAAGTATTCATCCTGGAGGAACGGGACAACCTTGCGAGCATAGTCCTCATTTAGGACCAAGTTCTTTAGAATAACTGTTTCCATGTTTTTATTGTATCACTGATTTAGGGTTTGTCCAGAGGATCTTCATGAACATCTGCTTCAAGATCTCTTGGTTCGGCTTCTACTTGTTCTTCTACAATACTAACAAAAATTTCACCAGCAATATCAGTAAAATCTTTATCTTGTTGATTAAAACTTTGGGGTGCTGTAATCATCTGTATATCCATTATTACGCTCAAATCACCATCAGCAGTTTCTTTAAAAGAAATTTGTCCATATCGGTAAACAATACCAGCAAACTTTCCTTCAAGTATTTCAATGGGACAAGTCTGTGTAGTATCTATTGATGCTTCTGGTAAAAATTTATACTTCGGAGCCTTTGCCATACTTAAATTCCTTTTGAATCTGTGCGTCCAATTTATCTAGAATATCCTTGGTGAAGTACTTCTCTGGTTCATCATCAATGTTCTTCTCAAATACCTTGCTGCCATCTGGAAGTTCTACACGTGTCGATACCTTCTTGAAGATACCATACTTTATTGCAAATTCAGTCAAGCCATAATAACGGCTAAGTCCTGAAGTATAGTTCAAGCGAGTCTCAACGTGCATGTTCTCCTTGACAAAACGATTCTTATAATTGGTGCACTTGATAAAGTTTCCAACTACGCCTTCATCTGTCTTGTCCTTGCTCTTGGAAAGCATGATAATATTGCTGGCAGCATACTTCAGACCAACGCCACCGCTGAGATCTTTGGTAGGAACATAAGAACCAATTACTTGATAAGTGTGATTGGTAAGAAGAAGAGGAATCTTGGCCTTGCCAAGCTTAATTGTAAGAACACGGAAAGCACCCTTAGTGACCTGTGCCTTGGTCATGTCACGAACATCTTTGCCTTCAGCAGTGTCGCTCATTTCCTTCTTTGTTGATAACATTCCCAGAGAATCAAGAACCATAAAGATTGGCTTGCGTTCATCTTCAGGTGTCTCATTAACTTCATTGACGATCTGGAGAGCCTGAGTCCTGAACTCTTCGATTGTTGCAACAGGAACAACCGCAATTCTCTTGGTGTCAATTCCTCGGGATTCAAACATGTCTGAAGTGACCGCTTGCTCCGTGTCAAAGTATACGACAAGCCCGTCTTTGTGGTCTTTAAGGAACTGCGTAGCCATTCCAATTGCATAAAAGGTCTTTCCGGTTGCGGGATCTCCAGCAAGACAAGAAATCTTGTTATTTGGAAGCCCACCATATATAGAGCCAGACAGCAGGGCATTCAATACATAAGAGCCCGTGTCAATGAACCCAGTTACATCTGCGCCATCGATGCCATCGGCAACGATTGATGCATCGGGGTTGTTAATTTTACTTAATAGATTTTGTAGATACTTTGACATTCTTTTCCTTTTCTTTCTGTGCGTATGCCTGATCGGCGTAGTAATCGGATATCATCAACTGATCGTTCATATTATGAAAAGTCTGCATGATTTCTTTTTGAACAAGATACAGTCTATCATAAATTTTAGATACTCTGTCTGTCAACTGATCATTGACCTTAAATGATTCTACACCATATTGTTCACAAATCAACCTATGTTCGCTCAATAAAAGATATACAGGCATTCCAGTGATGCGGCTCTTAAAATCTATTTCAGATTCCGTGAGTACATCATACAGACGACGATATCTGAGCAACCTAGGCATCTTCTTCTTTTTATTTGCCATTTTTTTCTTCCAATTCTTTAATTTGTTGTTTAAGTTTTTTAATTTCTGCCGAAGCATCTAGTAAAACTTCTTGGACGTGCAACCAAAAAGAAAACATTTGCGACATCGCAACAACGTCTAGTCTATCTTCTAATGATTCCGTATCATACTTAGCCAACAATATTTTACTAACTTCATCATTAGAAAATTTTCTTATTAAATTATCATCAGCGAATTTTTGATTTTCCACGTTTTGCATTTCTGGTTTTAATAATAACAGCAGCGTAGTCTTCTTTGTCTACGCTCTGATCAACCTTTAAAGATTCAATGATTACTTCATCATCAACGTCAAGAAGTCTGTCACCAACCATATAGCATGGGCCACCTTCAAAATCAAATAGCCCGTCACCGTGGCGAGTATACAGAGTCCGACCTTCGACCTTGTAAGATCCATCTTCAAGAAGTGTGAGAATTCGTTCATCACCGTATCTAGATTTAAATTTCTTTACCATTTTTTAACTTTCCATTTCAATCATAGACTTTAGATCAGTCTTGAGATCTTCGATTTCTTCTTTCAAATTTTTAATTTCTTCTTGCAATTGTTTGATTATTGCGTCTTTTAGTTTTAATACTTCAAAATCTACATGAGTATGATTTGGATACTTCCTCTGATAAATATCCTTAGAATACTGCTTCATAGGTCTTTTAGCATCATCAATAATCTTATCGATGTCAATATCTTCCAACATTTTTAATTTAGAATTTGTTTTAAAATTAATCTGACCCATATTTGTATTATACCTCACCCAAAAAAGGATTCAAGTGTTACCTGTTCATTTATCGACCACTTGATGGCCTGTAAAATATTATCTAGTGGCTCACCAAATGTTTTGTCAAATTGCTTCTTGCGATCAATGTATTTTTCAAGATTGAATTGTGCAGGAGGCTTTCCAATGAATCCCATGACGGCATCTCTGCCACCCATTCCATAAGGATTTGGAACACGGACAAATACAAACTTAATTTTGTCGTTTTCCTTGATCGGTGGAATCTCCTTGTCCAACTTTATCTTCTTGGTGTATGCATTGTGTAATAATGCAGCCTTGGTGGCAATTGGAGTACCAGACTTATAGATGTCAGAGGAATCAGTATA